TCAGCCTTCCTCTCTCCGACACAGTCCAAAATCCACGAAGACAGTCCGTTCACAGCCAAACCAGTCGGTAATTAACCCGATGGCAGCCAAACGATCCAAAGCGCTCCGAGGGGCAACTAAGCCGAGGCTTCAGTCAATACCTTTGAAGGGTGCTAACAAGCTGCAAGATGTAAAAGACCTCTGCGAGATAATCGGTATGCCGCTTCTGCCGTGGCAAGAGTATGTACTCAAAGATATGCTCACCGTTGATAAATCCGGCAACTGGGTTCGCAAGACAAACCTACTTTTAATCGCTAGGCAGAACGGGAAGACTCATCTAGCTCGTATGCTTATCTTGGCTCACCTGCTTAAGTGGGATAGCCACAATGTTCTTATCATGTCCTCGAATAGATCGATGGCACTCGACACCTTCCGACAAGTAGCTCAAGTATTGGAGAGTAATGACCACCTTAAAGGATTCGTCAAACAGATTAGGTACGCCAACGGTACAGAGTCTATTGAAATGCTGGATGGCAGAAGGCTCGATGTTGTTGCAGCAACTAGAGATGGATCTAGAGGCAGAACTGCAGACTTTCTCTTTATTGACGAGCTCAGAGAAATCAATGAAGAGGGATTTCGAGCCGCTGTGCCAACGACTAGAGCTCGCCCAAACTCTCAGACGCTGCTTACCTCAAATGCAGGAGACGCTTTCTCAGTTGTCTTGAATGGAATGGTTGAGCGCGCCAAAGAGAACCCACCTAAGAGTTTCGGATTCTACGAATATTCAGCACCACAATATTGCAAGATTACAGACCGTCAAGGCTGGGCTCAAGCGAACCCGGCACTTGGCTTTACGATAAGCGAGGAAGCCCTTGAAGAAGCAGTTGCTACTAGCCCGATTGAGAACACTAGAACTGAATTGCTATGTCAATGGATTGATTCTCTATCCAGTCCGTGGCCTCATGGAGTTCTTGAGGAAACCTCAGACTCCTCGCTCTCGATTCCGGTCGGTGGCTATACGGTGTTTGCTTTCGATGTATCTCCATCTCGCCGCAATGCAAGCTTGGTTGCTGGTCAGATATTGCCTGACGGTAGAATTGGCGTTGGAATACTCCAGACATGGGAAAGCCAAGTAAGCGTTGATGATCTAAAGATTGCCGTTGATATCAAGGCATGGGCTGACCAATACAGACCGCGCCAAATCTGCTTTGACAAGTACACAGCTCAATCAATCGCTGACAAGTTGGCCAACGCTGGCCAGATAGTTCAAGACATTTCCGGCGCATCGTTCTATCAGGCTTGTGGAGACCTGCTCGATGCTTTGGTCAATAAGCGATTGGTTCACGCAGGGCAAGCCAACTGGATTCAACAGATGAATAACTGCGCAGCAAAAGTTAATGACTCAGCGTGGCGTATCGTGAAAAGAAAATCCGCGGGAGACGTGTCAGGCAGTATTGCCACGGCAATGTGTGTTCACATGCTTTACAAACCACAACAGGTAGCGGCTATATACACAGAATAATCTATATGTAGTGTATAATTGCCTTCTATGGGTCTCTTTTCGCGTAAGCCGCAAATCTTAGAAGCGCAAGCTGCACCGCAGGTCATGGGTGAAAATTTACCTTCACTCTATAACGCGATTGCCCTTCGAGTCTCTCGCAAAGATGCCATGTCCGTCAGTTCCGTCGCTCGCGCAAGAAACCTTATCTGCGGAACTGTTGCATCAATCCCACTTGAGTATTACAACAAGCGCACAGGCGAAGTAATTGCCGCGCCTCGATGGATTAACCAGCTTGCAAAGAACCAGCCTTCATTCGTAACTCTTACTTGGATCGTGGACTCACTTCTATTCTACGGAGTGTCCTACCTTCGAGTTACAGAGCGTTATGCAGAAGATGGCAGACCAGCAGCCTTTGAATGGATTGCCAACTCACGCGTTACCTTTACAACTGACCTTGAAGGCATCATGGTCACTCAGTATTACATCGATATCCAGCCAATCGATATGAATGACATTGTTACTATTCAGGGATTCGATGAAGGCGTTTTAGAGCGCGCTGGTCGCACGATCCAGTCAGCCATTGATATCAACCGAGCAGCTTCAGTTGCTTCTGCTACCCCAATGTCTAGCGGAATCCTAAAGAACACAGGTGCTGACCTTCCGGCGGCTGAAGTCTCTGGACTCCTTGCAGCTTGGAAGCGTAGCCGTAACAACAACTCTACTGCTTACCTCACATCTACTCTTGAGTTCCAATCAACACAGTTCTCGCCTAAAGATATGATGTACAACGAGGCTATTCAGAACCTATCAACTGAGATTGCTCGGGCAATGAATGTGCCAGCCTATTATCTTTCAGCAGATCAGAACACCACAATGACTTATGCGAATGTGCAAGATGAGCGCAAGCAGTTCTATGCGCTATCTATCGAGCCTTACATTCAGGCTATTCAAGCGCGATTCTCTATGAACGATATCTCTACAGACGGTCACGAAGTTCGCTTTGCGGTATTCGATACCTTCTTAAAGAACGATCCATTAGTTGAACTCCAAGTAATTGAGAAGCTCCTTACCCTAGGACTTATCTCTACAGAGCAAGCGATGGAAATGACAGACTTAACTCCCAACGGAATCGAAGGAATGAGCTAATGAATAACCTAATCATCGAAGCAGCCTCAATCGAGTGCAATGAAGATCGCAGAGAAATCTCAGGCAAGATTGTGCCAATGGGTACAGGCGAAGTGGGCAATACCAACATGGGCGGCGTTGTATTCGAGGCTGGCTCTATTGACATTGCAGATGTATCCAAGATTAAGTTGCTATCACAGCACGATATGAAGAAGCCAGTTGGTCGCATGATTGCGGCAGAGACTCGCTCAGATGGTATTTATGCAACCTTTAAGCTCTCACGCTCTACAGGCGGCAACGATGCTCTAGTTATGGCTCAAGAAGGACTTGTTTCAGGTCTCTCAGTAGGTGCAGAAATTATTGCATCTAAGCCCTCACGCGATGGACACATTGTTGTCACAGCCGCAAAGCTCAAAGAAGTTTCTCTCGTAACTGAACCGGCTTTCAAGTCTGCTCAGGTTCTAGAGATCGCAGCAGAGGAATCACTCCCTGCTGAACCAATCCAACCAGAAAGCGAGCCAGTCGTGGAAGAAACCACTACACCGGTAGAAGCTCCAGCAGTTGAAGCAGCAGCAGTCGAAGCGGCTCGCCCAACAGTTGCAGCATCACACTACACAAAAGAGCGCACAGCTCCAATCACATCAGCTCAGTACCTTGAGGCATCAATCAAGTCAGCTCTCGGAGATGACGAAGCACGCCGCACAGTACGCGCAGCAGATGACTCAACATCAACAAACACAGGTCTGACACTCCCTCAGCACCTCAACTCATTCATCACAGATACATTCTCAGGGCGCCCAGCGTTCGATGCTGTAACTCGCCAATCTCTAATTGAGTCAGGCATGAGCTTTACAGTTCCACGCCTCTACACACAGGCAACTTCAGCAGACACAGCTCCAGCAGTTGCAGATGTAAATGAAGGTGCATCAGTCACAGACACAGGCATGACCTCTGCTTATGACACAGTTTCAGTAAACAAGTTTGCTGGACTTAACCGCGTCTCATGGGAACTTATTGACCGCTCATCACCTGCGTTCATGGAACTCCTAATGGCAGAACTCCGTAAGGCATACGAAGCAGCAACAGATAAGGCTCTTATCGCTGCGTTCACAGCAGACGGAACACAGGCTACTTCAGTTGCTACAACAGCAGCAGGACTTCAGTCATTCATCTCTGTAGAAGGCGCTAAGGCATACAAGGGAACTGGTGGCGATTTCGCTAACAAGCTCGTTGCTTCAACAGACCAATGGGCTGCTATCACAGGATACGCAGACACAACAGGTCGCGCACTCTACTCAGCACAAGGCGCAACACAGAACGCATCAGGAACAGCAGTTGCTTCAAGCGTTCGTGGAAATATCCTTGGAACTGATCTCATCGTAGATCACAACATCACAACTTCAGGAATCATTGACGAGTCAGCATTCCTCGTTGCTCCGGGTTCTGTATATGTTTGGGAGTCACCTCAGACACAACTTCGCCTTAACGTTCTTACAACAGGCGAACTCGAAATCGCACTTTACGGATACTTGGCAATTTACGTTGGCAAGTCAGGTAAGGGCGTTCGCCGCTTCAATATGACTGCTTAATAGCAGCACCTAAGTCGCTTGAGGGGGCTGCCAGAGCCCTTGCAGCTCCCTCAAGTCTTTAGAAAGGATAACAATGAGCATCACAACAGTCGCAGAGCTTCGTACCGCACTAGGTATCGGAACTCTCTATACTGATGCCGTATTGCAGTCAGTCTGCGATGCATCTGATGATGTCATGTTGCCTTTTCTATGGACTAACACGACTCCAGTAATCGGGCATAGCAACACAGCCCACACAGGCACTTCTTATTTTCAAGATCGAGTTGATGATGTGTTCTATGTAGGACAGTCTCTAAATATCACAGGCTGCGGAAGCAAGCACAACGGCAATAAGACTTTAACTGGCGTGGGTGAGTATTCAGTAACTTATGCAATTACAGGCAATAACAATGTTGAAACGCCTTACCACCCAATTAACCCTTACGGCAAAGCAGCAGCAGACACCTATGTGGATTACACAACTATCCCTGCTATTCAAGAGGCAAGCCTTATGATTAGCGTTGCTATCTGGCAGGCTCGTCAAGCTCCAACCGGTCAAGGCGTTAGCATCGATGGATTCGCTCCAAGCCCTTACACAATGTCTAATCAGCTCATGGCTCGCGTTCGTGGCTTACTTGCACCATATCTGAGCCCTAACTCAATGGTGGGCTAATGCCAGCGATTACCACCCTACGATCTAGCATAGCCTCGGCTCTTACTGATAACTCTAAGTGGTCAGTATTCTCCTATCCACCAGCGAGCCCTATTGCTAACTCTGTAATCATCAGCCCTGCTGATCCGTATATCACTCCGACCAATAATGACCGCACATCAGTTGCGCCTTTAGCCAACTTCTCAATCAATATCCTTGTGCCCTTACTCGATAACCAAGGCAATCTTGCCGGTATCGAAGATGATATTGTAAGAATCTTTCAGCTTCTCGATGCTTCAAGCATTGTGTTCAATGTAGGAACTGTGAGCGCTCCAGCCGTTCTAAGCTTACCTACTGGAGACTTGCTGAGTTGTACAATACAGATCAGCACCCTAACGGAATGGAGTTAAATCATGACCGATTTAGCGCAATGGGAAAAAGAAAATGAAGCCTTCCTGATTAAAATCGGTCAGGTTGCTTCTAAGCCAGAAACGAAACCAACAACTAAGAAAGACGAGGAATAAACCGTGTCAGTATATCTAAGCAACGGAGTGGTTCTTACTGTAAACGCGGTAGACCTTTCAACTCTAGTATCAGCAGTCACAATCAACCGTTCATTCGACGAGCTCGAAGTAACAGCAATGGGTGACTCAGGTCATAAGTTCGTCAAGGGTCTTGAAGCATCTTCAATCACTATTGACTTCTTTAACGATGAAGCAACTTCAAAGACACTCCAGACACTTCAGACAGTATGGGGAACAAGCACAACAGTTACAGTCAAGCAGACTTCTGCAACAGTATCAGCTACAAACCCACTCTACACAATGAGCTGCCTTGTAAACAACACAACACCTATCAACGGTGCAGTTGGAGACCTTTCAACTCAGAGCGTAACTTGGAATGTAAACGGTACAATCGCTGTAACAACAGCACCATAACCGAAACTAACTAAGGGGCTAACATGGCAAAGCTAAAGGTAACAAGGGCTGACGGACAGGTTCAAGAGTTTGAGATAACTCCCCTGATCGAGTACGCCTTCGAGCAATACGCCAAGAAGGGCTTTCACAAAGCTCTGATAGAAGACCAGAAGCAGTCAGATGTATATTGGCT